GAATTACAGACCTAACACAATAACTTATAAGTTTCCAGAGCAAATTGATGCTAAGTTAGTAATAGCACCACATACACAATATCATACACAAACTAATAATTTACGTGATGCAATCGCCTCTCCATTAACTAATACATTAGAGAGTAATTCCTTTGTACATTATGTACAACCAAAGGCATATATTAGGGCGGGGTTTGGTTCAAACTATGGTGAAACATTTGATGCCTTTTATGATACTAAAGGGTGGATAGATTGGGCAAAGAAAGTATCACAAACTGTGCAGTTCGTAGATGATAATAAAGCAAAGAAATTAAAGATCAATCTTAACTATTTGCTGCGTGAGGGTAAGGATATCAAACCCGACCTATTTACAGGACTATGTGATACAAAGCTAATTGAGTTTTGGTTAATAGTTAGGGACATCAAATTGATGGCACTAAGTGAATGTCGCCATGAGGGTAATTTCGATTCCTTCATTAACTACAATCAACCCATAATTGCAGAGGGATTTGTTATGAATACTGAATACGGTTATTATAAATTAGTCAGACGCAATCTCTTCTCTTATTATAACTTTAATAATGATAAGTTTGCAGGTGTAAGTAAAAAGAAATCAAAACAGATTGTAGTCGCTTAATTAACACTTAGCAGGGGCTAATCACCATTCGTTCGTCATTAGACAGTCGTTGGTGATTATGCCCCTTAAATGTTAATTTTCATGGATCCCCTAAGCTATAAAGTGTTACGGAAGCGATATAAAAATTTTTTGATTTTAAAAAAATTCTATATAGGGCAACGGAAAAAATAATCTGTCGTATGCAAAAAAATTCCCCAGAAAATTTTTCGCCCCTAGAAGTCGATAATGTAACAGGGGAGTTTTACATTAAAGTACCTGAATGGGTGGTCAATGATATGAATTGGTATGAAGATACAGAGGTTCATTTTAAGGTGGACGGAAAGGAAGTGATAATCACAGAAAAAGATTGACGTTATACAAAGATTGATGTATAATACAAAGGTAATTACAATACGTCATGGCAAAAGGATTTACAGTTAAAGCAAAGACTCCTGCTTCACAAGCACCAGAGTGGGATTATGCCAAGGCAAAAGAAATGATAAAAGGTAAGACAGTGGTATTCTGTCTACCTGGAAGAGGTGTATCCTTTACCTTTTTGAAATCTTTTGTTCAACTTTGTTTTGATTTGGTACAAAGTGGTGCTTCAATACAAATTTCACAAGATTATAGTTCTATGGTGAACTTCGCAAGATGTAAGTGTCTTGGTGCGAATGTTTTACGTGGACCTGATCAATTACCTTGGGATGGAAAACTTAATTATGATTATCAGTTATGGATTGATAGTGATATAGTATTCAATCCTGAGAAGTTCTGGCAATTAGTTCTTATGGATAAGGATATTGCTGGTGGTTGGTATGTTACAGAGGATGGAAGAACTACTTCTGTTGCACACTGGTTAGAGGAAGAAGACTTCAGAAAGTCTGGTGGTGTTATGAATCATGAAACTACTGAAAGTATTACTAAGCGTAAGAAGCCTTTCACTGTAGATTACACTGGTTTTGGTTGGTTATTAATCAAGAAAGGTGTATTTGAAGATGAAGGTATGCCTTATCCTTGGTTTGCTCCTAAGATGCAAGTCTTTGAATCAGGTGAAGTACAGGATATGTGTGGAGAAGATGTGAGTTTCTGCCTAGATGCTAAAGAAGCAGGCTTTGATATTTGGTGTGATCCACGTATTAGAGTTGGTCACGAGAAGACAAGGGTGATTTAGATGTCAGGCGAAACGTACACTGTTTATATTAATGGTAAAGAGAAGTTTAATTCTCTAACTAGAATGGAGTACTTCGATCTCATGGAGGATCTGTCGATAGAATTTTATCAGACAGGTACTCCACATCCAAACGACATCTCTTATAAAATTAACAAGGAGAAGAACAATGACTGCTAAGTCACCACTAACCGTTGAAAAGGTTATTACATATGTCAAAGAAAAGTGGGGGCTCTTTGGTATAAGCACATTAGTAATTTTTGTGCTACAATTACTGTCTACTAAGATCTTATTATCTGTTGTATTAGGAGTCGTTGTTACGGCACTCATACCCTCAGAAACAATCAAAAAAGTCACTAAGAAAACAAAGTAACATGGCAAAAGCAAAAACTGGCACATGGGGAACCGTTGAGTTAGAATCGACCCCGAAAAAGACTCGACAAGGGCAAGGAAAGCACACGAAATATGCTGCAACATCCCGTAACTCGGCTCGAAAGAAGTCTAGAGGGCAAGGAAAATAGAAGAAAACCCCCGAAAGCGTCTCGAAAGAGGCGTTTTTTTAATAAATAGAGTATTAATTCATATTTCCGACATAAATAAATCAGGAAAAACTCTAATTCAATGGCAGTTACTCGGATATCAAGAGCATTTAAAGATATTAGTCTATCTTTTGACAGACATCCAGTGACTAATGACATATTAGTCCTTAAGAATGAGAATGCAATTAAGAAGGCTGTAAGGAATTTGGTACAAACAATACCAACCGAACGTTTTTTTAATTCTCTATTAGGTTCTGAGGTACGTTCTAAGTTATTTGACCTATGTGATTATGGTACTGCATCGTCAATACAACGTGAAATAGAGATTACACTACAAAACTTTGAACCAAGAATAGATGATGTAAGTATTGAGGTATTACCAAGACCAGATACGAATGAATTTGAAGTTGATGTCTTTTTTAATATTGTAGGACAGGATTTTCCAACTCAAGAATTTACGTTTATGCTAGAAGCAACAAGATAATATGCCTTTTACCAAGTACACAAACCTCGATTTTGATCAAATTAAGGAATCGATAAAAGATTATCTTCGTGCAAACTCAGATTTTACTGATTTTGACTATGAAGGATCGAACATGTCGGTCATAATTGATACTCTGGCATACAATACTTACATTACTGCATTCAACTCTAATATGACTATCAATGAATCCTTCTTGGATTCAGCAGTATTACGTGAAAATGTAGTATCATTAGCAAGAAATATAGGTTATGTACCACGTTCTAGGACTGCTTCTACAGCAAATATAGCGTTTCAGGTTGGTGTAAGCACTAGTACTCCTACAGCGACCTTACAGCCAGGTTTGGTGTGCGTTGGTGCTCAAGAAGATACTACATATACATTCTCAATACCTGAAAGTATTACATCAAATGTTGATAGTGTAACTGGAATTGCCACCTTTGGTACTAGTACTGACCCAATTACAGTATATGAAGGTACATATGTAAGGAATCAATTTACAGTAGATGGGTCATTAGACCAAAGATTCGTCTTAGATAATCCATTTATTGACACTGCTACTATCGTAGTTTACGTAAAAGGTGTAGGAGATGTTGGAATTGGACCAGAATATAAGAAAATTGATAATATTATAGGTATTACTAACACATCTGAGACATATTTGTTACAAGAGATACAGGATGAGAAGTATGAATTACTCTTTGGTGATGGTATTTTTGGTAAAAAATTAGAAGATGGTAATGAAATTACTGTAGATTATATCCTCACAAATGGAAAATCAGGTAATGGACCTGCTAATTTCTCTTATACAGGTAGTATAAGTGATTCTTTAGGTAATTTACTTACAATAAACTCTACTCCTGCCATAACAACCGTACAAGGTGCCACTAATGGTGGTGATATTGAACCAATCGATTCTGTTAAATACTTCGCTCCTAGACTGTATTCTGCACAGTATAGAGCAGTTACAGCAAGAGATTATGAATCAATAATACAAACAATCTATCCAAATACTGAGTCAGTCTCTGTTGTGGGTGGTGAGGAGTTAGATCCACCACAATTTGGTACAGTTCTACTTACAATTAAGCCAAAAAATGGTGATACAGTATCTGATTTCGATAAGGAACAAATCCTTACTAAATTGAAGTCATATTCACTTGCTGGTATTAATCAGAAGATATTAGATCTTAAAGTACTTTATGTTGAAATTGATAGTTTTGTCTACTATAATACTTCTGCAGTTGAGAAAGCAAGTGATCTTAAGAGTAGAGTTGTTGATGGATTAACCACATATGCTGATTCAAATGATATTAATAAGTTTGGTGGCAGATTTAA